CTGTGACAGAATAACCGTCACCATCGAGCCGGTGCCGATCGTGGCAAGGGCCGTTGTGTCGTGCTCCTCAAGTGCGAGGGTATTCGCCCCGCTGACGTTGAAAATGTAAAAGTATGGCCCGCCGGGTGCGAGGCCGGTGGGGTCCGGTAGCTGCAGGGCGAGCCCGCTGGTCGTGGGCGAAACCACCCACACCCGACTCACCGCCGTGCTGATGGATCGGTCGGCGCTTAGGGTCTGCTCCGCCGCGCCGCCGTAGAGGAAGTCGTCCTGTGTCTGGACCCCGTCACGCACCTCGACGAGGCCGATCGCCCCGGCGCTTCGGTTCGCGTAGTTGTCGATAGAGATCGCCAGCTTCTCATCCACCGCCTCGCTGAACCGCACGGGGACATCGAAGTTAAACCCGGCGCGGACCACCTGCCCGGTCGTGGGGATGTTGCCCACGGTGAAGGTGATAATCCCGGTGGTGTCGTCGATGTTGTAGTCCACGCCACGGGCCACGGCCGAACCGTCAACCTGCACCACGTCCGTGCCGGTAACCGGCTTGGTGATGTTCCGGGTGATGATCTGCAGCCCGGAGGTGTACTTTTTGATTAGCTGGAAGGAGGCCGTACCCGTGTCCCCGGCGTCGGTCGAGTCGCCCACACCCGTGGCGACATCCGCGCTCGTGGGTGTGCCCACGCCGTCCGCCTGGCTGCTCCAGTCGGTGAAGTCCATGTACCGGAACCCACGCGCGGCACCGGCCCGGGCAAGGTAGAAGTCCAGCAGGGTCCGGGCCTGTGCCTCGGTTTTAACGCCGTAGCTGACGTCGAAGGTCCACCGGGGCGTTGACCACCGGGACACCCGCTGCTCCGCGCCGCCGTCGCCCATGATGATATCGGTTTTATACCCGGGCCCACCCTTGGACCCGTAGCTGATATCGGTCGGAAATTGTACCTCGTCGAATGCCATGTTTAACCGATCCCTTCCCGCAGTCGGGCGGTGATTTGCTGCTTGCTACGCCGGAAGCTGTCCGCGTTGGGGGTGTTCACCGTCATATTCACCGTAACGCCGCCCCTGACGCCGAGGTTGCCCGCCCCGTCGCGTCCGAGGGGCATGATGGCCTCGGGGCCCGCCTCACCGGCGAGGCCCATACCGCCCCGCATGGGGAACGAGGTAGGCCCATCCAGCACGCCGCCCTGTGCGAACCGCCGAACGCCGCCGGAGAATACCCCACCCATCGCCACCGCGCCGCCCGCCGTGGGGGCCCCGGCGGTCGTGCCCGCACCGCCGCCGGTGAACATACCGGCGAAGGATGCCCCGAGGTCGGTGAAGAGGGACCCGGCCGCACCGTTGAACGCGGACCGGAACGCCACCTTGGCGAGTTCACGTCCGAGGTTTTTGACGGCCTCGGTTGCGGATTCCGCGCCGAACAGCACGTCCTCAAAGCTGCCCTGAATCGCGTCGGCCGCTTCCGCCGCCGCCTTGTTTGTTTTCGCCTCCTGCTCCTGCAGTTCCTGCTTACGCCGGATCAGGGCCTCGGTGCGTTCCATCTCTGCGGTGAAGTGATCCGCGAACGCCACCTCATCGATACCGGAGACAAACTGCGAGTCCTTATCCCTGAATAGCTCCCGCTGCTTCTCGAGCATTACCCGCGTGTTATTTAGCTGCCGCTGGATTGCGATTTCGGACGAGGACATCCCCGACTCCATGAACGAAACATCCTCCTCAAGCCCGGCGATGAACGCCCTGTAATCCGCCGCCGCCTTGGATGCGTCCCGGTGCTGGCGTGCGAGTTCCTTTGCGGCTTCGGCCGCCGCCTTCTCCGCCGCCGATAGGTCGTGAAGCTCCTTGACGAGTGCGCGGACCACAACCACCCGGTCCTCCACGAACTTCTTATATGCCGCCTCGTTCACGATTCGGGTTTCGGCGTCCACGAAGTCCTCACGCTGCGCCTCGCTCAACACACGGACGGCCTGCTCGGCCTTCCGCATGGCGATCTCCGTATCGGTCAGTCCGTTTTTCTGAATGAACAACTGCTCGTTGAGGCCCGCCATCATCTTGGCGTAGTCCAGCGATGCCTTATCCGCCGCCTCGATCGCATCGGCGATCGCGTCCACGTCGGCCTTCGCGTCGCCAACGGCCGTCTGGAAGTCGGCAAGCTCACCCCTCAGCTTCGCGGTGTTGGCCGCGCTGCTTTCCAAGGCCGCATCGAGAACCGCGAGGCCAAAATCCTTTGGCGCGTTTTCTGCCATCAGATTGCCCACGTCCACGGCCGTGGCCCCCACGCCCTCCAGCATTGTCTGGACACGCGCCACCATTCCCTCGGCCCCCGTGCCGGGCTCGTTAAACGCCGCCGGTGGTGTGGGCATGGGTACCCGGGTATCCATCCGCTGCAGCATTGCCGACCCGAAGCCGCTGCGGCCCAGCGTGTTTGCGTTCAGGGCGATCGCCGCGTTGCGGTCCCGCTCAAACTTCGCCTGCGCCGCGTCAATCTTCGCCCGCGTACCCTCGAAATCCTTTAGCTCCTGCTCCAGCGCGTTGCGTTCTTTTTGTAGCGCGTCGGTGTTGGCCTCCGAGAGGGAGATACCGGTTTTCATCGCGCCCTCGGCCTGCAGGTCGTTGCCCGTTTTTAGTGCCCGGTTAAGCTTAATCTGTGCGTCGGCGAACTGGTCCGCGCTATTCGCCGCCGCCGCCATCGAATCATTGTATGCCTCGGTTTTCTGTACCGCCGCCTCGGCCGAGTCACGGTAGAAGAACACCGCCGCCGCGAGGGCCGCAAGTGCCACGGCAAAGATGCCGATCGGGTTAGCCGCGATCGCCAGTGTGAACTGGATAGTCTGCAGCTTGGCGAGGGTCACAATCGCCACGTACACGGTGAGGCCGTATGCGGCGCCCTTGAGGCCCGCCGCCCATAGTCGGGTTGTGGTCGAGGACTCGCCGAGGGCCCCATCCACGCCCGCCAGAACGCGGGTCAGGGAGGTAAGCCCGGACAGCAGGTTCTTCAGGGACCCGGTAAGCCCGGCGTCGCCGGATACAAGCGCCGCCTCCTGCAGCGAACTAATCCACGCCTTCCATTGGCCGGTGATCGTGTCCTCCATCAGCTTGGCGATCCTTTCGGTTTCGCCCGCGTACTCCGCCGTTGCCTCCGTTAGTTCCTCAATCTTCCCGGCGCTTGCCGCGAGAACCAAAGCCGCCGCCGCGTTCCGGCGTCCGAATAGCTGAACCGCGTCGGTGGCGGTGAGCCCGTTCTCGGCGAACGTCTGGAAGATTTCGGCGAAGTTTTCCGTGGTCGGGGATACCTGCTGGAGGGATAAGTTCATCCGCGATAGGGCCTGCCCGCCCCTGGTGGACACGTCCAGCAGCGCCGCCATGATGCCCCGCAGATTCGTGCCCGCCATAGATGCCTGAATGCCCGAGTCGCCGAGCACACCGATCGCCGCCGCCGTTTCCTCCACGCTGATGCCGAGGGCACCGGCGACGGGGGCCGCGAACTTCATCGCCTCGGCAAGCTGAACCACGGTCGTGTTCGACCGGTTGGCAACGATCGTCAGGGCGTCCACCACCCGGAGCATTTCCCCGGCCTCCATACGGAACGCCTGCAGAATGTTTGAGGCGAAGTCCGCCGCCTGCCCAAGCCCCATCCCCGCCGTCGTGGCGAGATTCAGTACGTGGGGGATTGCCTCGATCTGCTCCTCCACGGCGAAGCCCGCGCGTGCGAGGAAGAGCAGGCCCTCCGCCGCCTCCACCGCACTGAATCGGGTCGTGGCCCCAAGGGTCCTCGCGGTTTCCCGAAGCGTGATGAACCGGGCGTCGGTCTTATCCACGATGTTGGATACGCCCCGAAGAATCGCCATCGTTTCCTCAAACTTCGCGTTGATCGACACCATCGAACGCACGGCCGCGAACAGGGTAAACCCAACGAACAGCCCACCCATGACGCGCTTAAGCTGCATCCCGGTGGACTTGAGGTTCGTCATCTTTCGGGTTACGCGATCGACACCACGACCCGCAGCAGCCGACGCGGGCACCGTGGACTTTGCCGCGCGGTTGTAGGCGTCGGCCCCGGCCTTCGCCCGGCGTGCGTCAATTACTAGCTGGAGTGTTGGCATCCGTGCCTCTTGGTTTCTTGTCGGCCTTATTGTCGGCGATGTATTCGAAGAACAAACGCTCGAGGTACATTACCCGCTGACAGTATAACACCCGTTCTTCTCTATCGGTTATCCCTTGAATATTCAGCCATGCAGTGATCTCCTGATAGTTGATCGCCGATACACCACCCATCCCACCCTGCGGGCGTGTGAGGGTTAGTTCCCCCCACGCCCGGTAGTAGCGGGTTAGGTCGGCGTAGAGTTCTGGTCGGGCGTCAAGGGCGGGGACTGGTCGCCCGCGTCGGGCGCGTCGCTCGAGGAGTTTGAGGTGCTCGGGATTTCTTCCCCACCCGAGGACCCACCGGAAGAACCCCCCAAGTTTCCCTCGGCGTCCTCTTCCAGTTCGTCCTCGTCGGAGGCGAACGTGGCGGAGTACACCTCGATCATCTTGAAGAAGTCGTGGTAATCCGTGAGGTATTCAAACGCCTTCTGCTCGCTGTACACCACGGCCTTGCCGTCCGCGTCCAGCATGTTTTCCCAATCCAGCAGGATCACCCGCGCCATGGCCTTCTTTGTGATCGAACGGATCACGCCGGCCTTGACCTTGCCCCGCCGCTGCTGTCGTGTGTGGGGCTTCATCAGGACGCCCACGTAGTCCTCAAACTTCTGATTGCCCGCGCGGGCCACCTTCACACGAAGGCCCTCGCCCACGTCAAACCAGCGACCCGTCACGGCGTCATCCGGTGCCTTGAAGTCCGCAATACTCATGCCCTTGGTTGTCATCGTTTCGCTCCGTCCATTTGTCCATTTGTAAAAGGCGCCGGGGGTGGTGGGCGTCAAATGGATAAACCCACCCACCACCGCCCGGCATCAAGATTAGGCCGCGAACTTGACAATGCGAATCGTGGCGTCCTCGGTCGCCTTACGCTTCGCGGTCCAAGCCAAGTCCGCGATGATGTCCTGATTCTGCCCGCCCGCCACGGTCTGCCCCGAGGTGAAGTTCACCGCCGGGATGTCGATCACGTAGCTGTTGCCGGTAGCATCGGTCACGACCTTAGCGAGCGAGGTTTCGGTGAACGCGATGTATTTGTCCATCGCCGCCGCCGTGGAGAAGTACGCCTGCAGCGTGCCGGTCAGCCCGAGCGTGCCGGAGCCCATCGACACCGCGCCGAGGGTGCCGATCTGCTGACGCGCCCGCACGTTGTTATTAAGCTGCACCGTGAACTGCGTGGTGTCGTAGTCGGACACGCCCTCGATGATTGTCTGCACGTCCTCGACGGCATTCATCACCTCGTTGGTCGGGGCCACGTTGTACCCGCCGCCCGCCGTGGAGGAACTCGCGGTCATCGTCTTACCGAGGAACCCGAACGAGCCCGTGATGATCTGGTCCGCCTGCACCGACAGGCCGAAGGTGTCCACGACCAGCCCCTTGTACTGCTGGTAGATTTCCGTGGACGGGGACACGATGTCGGTGAAGTCCTTTTCAATCGACCACGAGGACTGTGTGACGCCGTTAACGATTTCGGCACCGGCCACACAAACGGACGTTGCCGCCTCGCTGGTGAGGTTGTCCTTCTGCAGCGTGGTGATCACGGTGGTGGAAACGGCGGACACCTTAACGGGGATCATATTGCCCGCGTTCGCCATGCCGTTGAACTTGACCCACCGGCCCACGGTGATGCCGTCGCCGTCCGGGTCCTCTGCGGTGAACGTGAACGTACCCGCAGCCGCGTCCACCGTCACGGTGTCCGAGGCCACCGTGATCGCCGCCGTCCACGTGGTTGAGGCGAACAGCGCGGACGCGAGCAGGTCGTCGTGTGCCGCGTAGCTGAGTTCGATACCAAGCTCGCCCGCCGTGGACAGGTTGGTTCGGATGATGTCGTTAACCTGCCGGTCGTCGCGGATTTCCGCGCTAACGGCCGTGCCGGTTACGAGGTTGAGGGAGTCAGAGGTAAACCGCACGTCGGAGAGCGTGGTCGCGGGCATCGTACCGAACGTCACCTCCTTGACATACGAAACACGAAGCCGATCTGCGTTTGCTGAAAGAGTCATATCAGTAATCCTTTACTGTAGAAGGTCGTAATAATACGGGATGCTAACATCAATGCGCCACCAAGACCTGTCCTGACCCATCGAAACGATCGAGGGGCTTCTGTAGTGGATGAGGTCGGCGCTTACGGACCGGAACTGCAGGGCGATGTAGTTCGCAATCTGCATCCCGGGGTCGTCCCCAATCCCCATCGGACAATAAACGGAGGCGATCGCCAAGCCGGTAGTGCGGTGCCGCTTGGAAAGCCCCCCGAAGGAAACCTGATTTGACTCGCCGTTGAGCACGGAGAACCGTACCCATACCTCATCATCCGGCGGGTCGAAGGGTGCGTTGTCGTGCTGCACCGGTACATTAAGCGGTGTGGTAACCAGTGTGTGGTACCGGCCGCTCACCAGTGACATCGCCGTCATAATATCGCTAATACCCATCACGGACCACCAAACTGGGTAATGATTTCCTGCACGGTCAGGGCAACCATCCCGAGGGGGGCCTGCCTCGACCACCCGTTCTCGAGGTACGGAACATAGGGCACGTTGTTGACGATGTAATACGCCCCGTGTGGGCGTGCGTTGTTGATCGCGGCCGTCCCGCTTCGGATCGGACGCCGCCCCGTCTTTGAGTTGCCCTTGGGCGTGGTGGCGGGGGACCCGATATTGACCTGCCAGTTGCCGCGTGCCCGCCCGGTGTCAACCGGCGTTTTCATCACGATGGAGGTAAACGCATCGAGCACGATGGTTTTCTCAATCTTGACCACCTCCTCAAGCGTCCGCTTACCGGCAATCTTAAGCTGCCGGGTAAAGTCCGCCACATATTTATCGTGTGGTCCGGGCATTACTTCCTCAGCTGCAGTTCATAGGCCGCGATGTCGTCACCGCTTCGAAGCGTGTTAATTGAAACCACCCTGTACGTCAGGGCGTTAAATAATACGGCCATGCCGATCGCCGGGGTGAACGTGATCCCGCTTGCCGCGATCACCGTGCCGAGGTCCTCCATTCGGATCGCGTCGCCGTCGATAATCGTCTTTGCGTAGGGCGCGGGCGGTGCCATCTTCCAAACCTTCGGCGCGGGTGTGCCGCCGGACGCCGCGCGGAAGGACGGGCTGTACGTCGCCACCTGCGCGGTGAAGGTCGCGTCGGTGCCGTACTTCGCCAGCGTCGATAGAACCTTCGGCAGGATTTTAGCGTCGAGCACCGTGGACATTACGCCCTCTCAATCGTGTTGCCGGAAAGCGTCAGGGCCCGGAGCATCAGGTCCACCATCGAGTACTTTTTAAACGGCGCGTTGCCGCCGGTGTAGGTGGTGTCGATTTCGATAGAGCCAACCGCCACCTTTTCACGCTCGACCGAGGCCGGTGTGGACTGGTCGGGGAGCAGCGAGGACCCCGCCGCCGTTTCGGTTACGTGCAGAAGGGCAAGCGCCGCCGTCGCGTGCCGGAGGAGAAGCGGGAGGGCCGTGCTGCTGAAAATATAGCCCCCGTCGGTTTCGGCCTGAATCCGGGGCCATGCAAGCGCCTGCGCCTGCGCCCCCTTGGCCCCACGCCACTGCCCGGCGTAGGCAAGGTCGAGGTACTGCGTGGCGAGCCGGAGGGCCTCCTCCTTCTCGGCGTCCGTGCCGATGGCCGACCACGTGGTTGGGTTCCCGTGGGCCGTGTGGTAGGTGTCGGCGTCGGCAACAGACAGGTACGAATCCGCACCCGCGAGGCCCGCCCCAGTTTCTACCGTCAAAGCCATCTCGAGGCCCCTTTAAAAAGGGGGCCGGTCCGGTGTACGGTCCGGCCCCTGGTTTATCCGATCGGCCGGGGCATCCTTGTCCCACGTGTGCCGTCCGTGTTGGCCCCCCGCCGGGCCTTAGCCGGTCGGTTGATCGGTTGCCCCCTGTGGGGTGTCGTCGGCCACGGAGGCCCCGTCTGCGGCCGGGGGCGCGTCCACGGCGGACGGGTCCTCACCGCCAGGGTCGCCAGAGCCACCCCCGCCCGCGTTTGGGTCGGCCCCGCCTTGGGGACCGGCCGCATTCTCGGCCCGTGCCTTAGCCGCCTCGGCGTCGGCGTTGAGTTCCCGGGCCTCGTTTTCCCGCTGGAGGCGTTTGGCCTCGGCCGCGTCCACCCCCGCCTGCGGGGGCTTGGGCGTCAGTTCGGCACCGCCGGGCTTCACGTCGCCGCGTGGCGTCCAGCCCTTATTGCTATAAAACGGAACCTCGCTCTTGTCCACGGTGCGCACGCCCTGCTTGTCCGGGTGGATAAGCTCCACGGTCGTGTTTTCTTTGTCGGGGTTCGGCATGATTCAGGTCTCCGTTTGGGTTTAGTGATCCATCTGCCAAAAAGTGCCCACCCCCTTGCGGGGGTGGGAACCGGAGCTACGCGAACGGTTGCCCGCCGCTCGTCATGGCTGATTAGTCGCGGCACCGAACCGCGAGGTCCGGGTCGAGGGTTTTGTAACCCCACAGGACATCGAGGGCCACGTTGACCTTCGAGTTGTCGCCGTCGTAGTACACGCGGGACCGGATCGAAAGCCGCGAGGCCTCGTCCGTGATGCTGGACACCCGGGCACCGAGGGCCGAGGCCATGTCCGACAACGGCGCGGTCGCAAGACACGCGAAGTTCTCGTGGAACATGAGGTTCTCGCCGGTGGAGTCCGAGGTGGTGAGGGTCACGCTGTCGTCGTCGGCGGTCGCGGCCTTGAGGGGCGGGGAGATGCCGACACCGACGAAGGCGTTACCCGCCGCCGTGGTGGTGGTGGTGATGGCGTAATTACGCCCGCCGATCAGGAGCACGTCGCCGGGAACAACGGTACCCGTAACACCGCCATCGGCCGCGTCGAGGCCAACCGTGGTGTCGCCGACCGCACCCGTGCCGACGATTTCGAGCGCGGTGTCGTTCGCCGTGCCCGAGGTGTGCGTCTGCACGTTCTGATTGGCAAACAGGTTCATGCCGTAGCGTTCACCCATTGCACCACGCATCTGCGTGGCCTCGCCGGTGCGCCCGGCACCCTGCCACTGTGCGAACGCCGCGTTGGCGAGGAAGCCCGCCTCGAGCGTGCCGTTGCACATATAGTGCAGCTTGGACGGGTCGCCCAAGGGCACCTTGTTGGCGAACATCGTAGCGCGGGGCGTCACGATGTCGGTCACGACCGAGCCGGGGGTCGCGTTGAGGCTGTGGGAGTGAGGAACATCGGCGTACAGGCCGCAAAGCGTGGCGTCGATGTTGTCGGCGAGGGCATAGGCCGCAGGGCGGATATGGTCCTCGATGATCCGGTCCTCGGAGATCGTCAGTTCCTTGTCCGTCAGGGCAAACTTAACCTCTTTCCACTGATCGAGGGTCACGTTGACCGTTTCGGTGGTGACGTTCTGCGCGGTGCTGGGCGCGTTCTGCGCGGTGAAGGTGGAGGGCCGACGGATGCTGATTACATCCGACTTCCCGAAGGCCCGACGCTCGGCGTCGTAGCCACGGTGAATCCGCCCCGCCATGCCGAGGGCATTCTCCAACTGGATGAGTGCCTCCTGCGCGTAGAAGATTGGATTGTATACGCCTAGTGTGTTTGCCATTGCAAGCTGTCCTTAGCTTAGGGTTGGCGTCGTGCCTTCCCGGTTTCATTAGCGGACGGCTTACAAAGGCCGACCCGCCGGGTGTGATACTACCCGGGGGCACTTACACGGTGCCCACAGGAACGGGGTCTTCGATGCGGAACTCGAGCCCCTCTTTTGCCGCCCGTGCCTTCTCGGATCGGTAGATGGAGGAGTCCTTGCCCTGCTCGGCGGTCAGCACAATCGCGCCGCCCTTGTTGGTGTTGGTGTTGCCGGAGTTGTTGTTGGTGCCGCCGCCGTTAACGTCGGTGGCCTTGAACGCCATACCGTAGCGTTCGTTGTCCTTGAGTTCGCCCACGAGTTCGGCGATGCTCATCAGCGTGGACGTGCCGCCCGCAGGTGACAGACGGGCAAGCCCGCCGTCGTCCATTACCTCGACTTGGAAGGTGCCGTCGTCGGTCTCCTTGAGGTTGACCTTGCCCTGAATGATTGGGGTGAGAAGCTCGACACTGCCGCCCGCCTCGGTGATGGCCGCAACCGCTGCGGACTTAATCATCGAGGTGGATAGCTGCCGGGTCAGGTTCGCAATCTTGCCGGTCTGCTCGGTGCTGGTCGCGGTGTGCTGGTCGATGAGTTGCTTTTTCGAGGTGTCGAATCGCTCCTGAAGCTGCGCCTCCTTGGTCTTAAGCGCCTCGGCCTGCTTGTCGGTGATGTCGCCGTCGCCGAGTTCCTCGATCCTTGCGATCGCCGCACGCGCCGCATCCGCATCGAGTCCGTCGTACTTCTTGAACGCCGCCTTCGCGTCGGTCGTTTCCTTACGTGATGCCTGCAGCGAGGTTTTCAGGCCCGCCACGTTCTCCAAAGAAAAACCGCTTACCGGGGTTACGTCGAGATAGAACTTCCCGTCCTTCTCTGTGTACTCCGCCACGATTGCCTCCGCGAGGCCGTCCACCGTGTCCAAGATTGCTTTGAGAGCCATAGTTTCCGAGTCCTTTCGGCATCCCGCCGATTGTGAGGTGTGAGGGCGTCCCGCCCTCGGTGGGTGTGGAAGCGTCCCGCTTCCGGTAGAGGTGAAGGCATCCCGCCTTCGTCGGCCCGTGTGTGGGGCCTAACGTATTCTTACATCTTTACCTATCGAACGTCAAGCCCTCATTTCTTGCAATTTGGCTTAAGGTCAGGGGGCGGTTGTTCGCGCCAACGAACTTATCAATCTTCACACGCCCGGACCGCCACCACCCCGCCTTCGTTTTTCCGAGCGCATCCTCGACGATATGCCGGGTGCCGGGGTTGGCGTCCATGCGTTTGAGCCACTGTGGGTAGGTCAGCGTGGCGGGCACCTGCCCGTTCATTGAGGCCCGGGTGGTGGGCCGCACATTGCCGCCGGGGATACCAAGCTCCTTCAGCGACGCCGTGACGGGCATATCAACCGACCGGCAGTTGATATGTAAGGGGGGCATGGGCCCGGAGTTAAGGGGGAAAGTTTGGCCGTCCCGGGAGGCACAAATCACCGTTGTGCGGTTGTCCAGCGTGGCGACGAACCGCCACTTCTTCACGATATTGCCCGCCTCTTTGTAGGTCGCCTGCCGGGCCTGAGTTACGGTGTGGTTCACGGTCGTGCGGACGAGGGCATCGACCTGATGCCGGGCCTTGGAGATCAAACCGTCCGCGTACCCCGTCGATCGGGACCCACGGATTGCCCGGGTGATGTCGGGGATCGACCGCCCCTCGACCAGCCCGGTTCGGACCTGCCGCATAATATCATCCTGCAGGCCGTCCCCGAGGCCCTTGAACCACTTTGGTACAAACTCGCCCCGCACCGGCGTGTTCCGCACGATCGCCCGCATAATCTGCTGGCTCGGCTCGTTGAACGTGATTTTTAGCGCCGCCGTGGTCGGTGCCGCACCGGTTACCACGATCGGCACGCCGCCGGGCCCCGCAGCCGTCGTCGCCGTCAGGCCCGGGTGCCCACGCCGGTGGAGGATTTCCCGCACCTCATACGGCACCGCCTCGGTGAGCACGTCGGCCGTGAAGTGCCCCTCGAAAAGACTAAGCTGCATCATCGATTCGGCCGACCGCCGGGCGAGTTCCTTTGTCGCCGCGTCGATCGTTGCCTTCACCGCCGCACGTGTCCGGGCGAGCCGGAGCGCCGTGATTGAGGAACGCCCCGCCGCGATCCGGTTTAGTTCGGCGAGCACACGGGCCTCAAGCTCCGGCACGAGTTCCGTGTTGAAGTACGCGAGCATCTCGCGCACCTCCGTGGTCTTAAGGCGTTCGATGTAGCCCGCGTGGCGAATCATTCGGTCCTGAATGTAGGCATTCGCGGAGCCGCCGGTTGGGTTGGTCAGGCGTCGTGGGTCCTTACGTGGCACCCGCCACCCCCGCCCGCTGCTTCTCTAGCTCGTACATGATCCGGGCCCTTGCGATCTCAAAGTACTCCGGGTTGAGTTCGATGCCGACGAACCGCCGCCCCTCACGCACCGCGCCCTTGCCGGTGCTGCCGGACCCCATGAAGGGGTCCAGAACGAGGCCGTTGTCCGGCGTGATTAGCCGCACGCACCACGCCATGAGTTCGGTGGGCTTAACGGTGGGGTGCACGTTGCGCCGCACCACCGGCTTGCCGTCGGCGGTGAGTGATCCGTCGTGGGACCCCCCCATCGCACCGGCCGGGCGTAGCTCGAGGTGGTCGAGCCCCTCGTCGCGGTCGCCCTTGCCGGCCTTGGCGATATAGCACAGGCGGGAGGGGTGGCCCGACTCGCTCGCCGTTGCGTCGGTTGGTGTGCTGCTTTGCATGGCATCCCGTACACAGCCAAATAACAAGTTCAGGCTTTGAGTAGTCGGTGTGGTGTCGGTGTTTCCCAAGAGCGCCGCAAAGGACGCAAGGCACCGGGTCAGGATTCGCCCGTTGGGCTCGCTGATAGAACCCCATCCATGAAGCCGTTCCGGGTTTGGGGCTGTCCTTTGCTCGGCAAGCGCGGCCACAATATTGGTTGCGCATGAGTCGCACAGGCTTCCCGCAGACCTTACAGCTTGGACGAGACTTTCGCTTGGCGAGTCCTCGGCACTCTTTACCCCATAAGGCGAGCCACACAGAGTGCAAGTTGGGTCCTGCTGGCAGCACTTAAAGAACCGCGAGGCGTTCCCGCTGTCGTCGTACCCCTCCTCGCCGGTCGTGCGGTCGGGGTTGTCGTGGGATGGCCGGGCGTTCTGCCCGCCGTGCTTCGGCACACCGTTGGCCCGGGTTACCCCGTTGGTTTTCTTGCTGGTGGTGTCGGGGAAGTCACGCACCGCCTCGGCGCTGCCGTCGTGCATCACGTTGGCGGGCCAGCGACCGCCGGGGTGGTTCTTCGCCACGAAGGAGGAGCCCTCGCCGAACATACCCGCGCCGGTCGGTGTCCGGTTGTCGCCGGATACGTTGGCACCGCGCACGCTTACGCCTCCCTCCTTCACCACCTCCTCGCCGTTGGTGGGGACGCGGCAGGCGTCGATATGCAGCGCACCGACGCCGTGGTTCATCATATTTTGGGCAACCGTGCCGTCCAGTGCCTTGCGTGCCAGCCAGATTGGTTCCCACGCCGGTTTGAGGGCCGTACCGCACCCCGCGAAGGCCCGCGCCGCCGCAGTCACGGGCTCGGGTGGCCTGTACTTGTCGCCCCGCACACGGGGCCGCAGCGTCATATGACCGGTGGACGTGTCCAGCATCCCGCCGCCCTCGTTGCCCATGAAGCCGGTCGATTTGTCGATCGCCTTGCTGATATTGTGGCTCTTGGGGAACCCGGACCCGTACAGCCACATCAAACAATCCCGCACCTCCCAACCGGCGTTCTCGATCGCCACGCCGAGCCGGTGATAGGTCCGCGTGCCGCCGAAGGCCAGCATATGCGCGCCGGGCTTGCACGCCCGCGATGCCTTCTCCCAAAACGGTGAGCCGGGGACCCCGTGGTCCCACTGATTGCCCATGAAGTCGAGGCCGTAGGGTGGGTCGGACACAATCGCATCCACGCCGAGCATTTCCAGCGCGGGGAGCACGGCGAGGCAGTCGCCGTTGTAAAGCACCACACGCCCGCAGGGCGATGTCCATTTTGGTTTAGCGAACAGGCTCATTTGATTTTACTCGTCGGGGTTATCGTCGTCGTCGTCGTCGTCGTCGTCGTCGCCGGGCGCGGGGCCCGGGTCGGTGATCGTGCCCGCCGGTGGGCCCTCCGCCAGCACGTTTTCGAGTTCTACCTCGATGTCCACGGCCTCGGAGAGCAGGTCACGGCGTCGCAGTTCCTTGAGGTACGTTTCGCGGGTGATATCCCCGGCCGCACGCACGGCGATGAGGTTCTTCACGTCCTCACCGGCACGGGCACTGATGCCGAAGTCGTTGTTCACGTCGGCGCTGAAGTTGTCGGGCAAATCGACGCCCACCCACCGGGCCGCGTCCTCGTAGCATTCGCCGATGATCGCCTCGACCGCACGGGCCCATGCCTGAACATTGCTGTGCACCTTCGCCTCGTCGATGCTCTTGGCGGTCGCCGTCTGCCCGCCGGACTTCGACACAAACGGCTGCAGGCCGAGCGTGACAAGTCGCTCCTCGAGGTGTTTGATATCCACGACGCCCGCGTTGGATGCCGCGTCCCGCGACTCCACATATTTGAGCGACGCCTTCTCGTTGGCGGACGCCACCAGCTTGTTCGGGCCAATCACGATCCCCTTCTCGATTTCGGCCGGGGAGAAGCCCGCCGCGAAAAGGATCCCGAACCGGGTAAACCGCAGGATGTTCCGCTGGTCGCTGTCGCTTTGGAAGTGCGCGAGGTTCGTCCACGCCAACTCGGTGAGGGGCGGGTCGGCCTGATACGGCGAGGTGCGGTTGAAGTACAGCGTGCGGATCGGCACGCCGGGCCCGGGGTACGACACCGGGCCCTCCTCGGTCTTTACAAACTCCTTGGAGTCCGGGTGCTTCCGGTGAAGCTCCCACCGGGTCGGCGTATAAACGCGGATGTATTCCACCACCGCCTCGCCGTACCGGCCGACGGGCTCGGTGCGCACCTCGCGGAAGCGAATCTCCTCGGTGATCAGTTCGCCGTTGGTGGCCGTGCGCGTTTTCCACGCGATCAGGTCCTCGGGCTTGATATGAACGAACACCGGCCGCAGGCGCATGTCACGCTCCTCCGCAAGATTGCGCGGGCGTGCGTTGTCGGGGATCGAGGGCATGTCGGTGAGCACGTGCGTGAGGCCACGCTTGAGGGCCTCCTTGAAAACGTCGCGGAAGAACTGCGTAAGGTCACGCCCGGCGAGGTCGCAGTTGTCCGCGATACCCCCCAGCTTCTGCGGCACGTTCTCGGTCAGCGTGACGGGCCGCGAGAAGGGCTTGCTTACCACCTTCTCCATCGTGTCCTTCACCGCGTTGAAGAGGAAGGAACGCGATACCCGGATTCGGTAAGACTTGAGCGTTTCCTTCGGCTCCTGCGGTAGCCAGTCGCGGCAGTTATCCCGCATCACCTCCGTGCCGCCGAGGATGTTGTCGATGAGTTTCCAAAGCTGCGAGTTGCCTTGGTACCCGCCGCAGGGTGTGTTTACTTTTGCTGCCTCGGGCATGTTGGGCCGTCCTTGCCTTGGGGTTCGTGTCCGTACTTAAAAATCCCCACGCGGCCCTTCGACCACGGGGGAGGTGCGCTTATTCCTTTGTGCCGGTAAGAAGTGCCTTGGTTGTTTTCTTCACGTCGCCCACCGCGTCGATGAGGTCCCGCGTGTGCGGGTCCTGCAGCATATTCAGCAGGTTGGTCGTTTTGGGGTCGTTGAAGTCCACGGTGCCCGGGTCGCCGTTGGCCGCAGCCGCGAGGGAGATGGAGGTAACGAGGTTGGCGGACGTGTCCTCCGCCCGGACCCGCTTCTTGCGCTGCCAGAATGCCGTGATGAACCCGCCGAGGGTCGTCAGGATCGTGCCCACCAGTGCCGCCTGCGGGGCGTATGGGCCCGCCGCCGGTGCCGAGGTGGTGATCACCGTCCCCGCCGCCGTAAGCCCCGCACCCGGATCACCCGGCCGCATGTCGGCGAGGGCCGCGTCGGCGTTCTCCAGAACCGCCTTGGCGTGGGCCGCAGCCGCCACCGCCTGCCCCTTGCGTTCGTTCAGCTTGGCGATCGTGTCCTGCACCGTCGCCATCACCTCCACGGTGATGGCTTCCCCGAGCAGCTTCCTGCTCTCGGCGTCGATGCTTAGATCGATCGTGTCCACCGCAGCCGCAGCCGTGTCCACCGCAGCCGTTGCCGTCGCCACGTTTGCCCGGGCCGCGTCGATCTGCTCCTGATTCGCCGAGCAGCCCGTACCGAGGGCCGCGATTAGTACGAGCAGAATGCCCGCCGCCGTCAGACCGTGCCTTTTCATTGTTTCGCTCCTTGAGGGGTTTGGGCCGCGTGGTGCGTGCCCGGGGTTCGTTTGTACGGGCCCACCATAACACGATTTCGGCCCTTTGGGTTGCTTTTAACGATTAATGGGACCGCCCGGGGCCGTTTTCGCACGTTTTCGCATCAATCCACGTCGGTGGTCACGGTCACGTTGCGGACGATCGGGAACTCGGTTGTCACGTAGTAGCCGAGGCCGTCCGAAAGGTGGGTCAGCGACAGGTCGAACTTCTTGTCGATCTCGCCCGCACCGCCCACGATCACCCGCGTGCCCTCGATGTCCTTCACCGTCTGCATCGCCTTCTTGCCGTTGAGCAGCAGCCGCGTGGTGCCGTCGGACGATCGGAGCCGGGAGTTCATCGAGTTAACCCGCGTGCGCTCGGGGGGGTTGCTTCGTGGGTACCGCTGCTTGAGTCGGCCACCGAACGCCGGGCGGAGTTCGGCCTCGACCAGTTCCCAATCGGAGCCCTGTACCGACGAGGAGGTTTTATTGCCGCCGGAGGCATCGCCGTACAGCAAAACATCGCCGGGGTGGTCGCCGTGCATCTCGAGGAACTTGCGGCACACGGTAGGCGTGGTCGAGTTCGTGGGAATATGAATCTCGCCGATCACCACCGAGAACCCGGACGGGTCCAGCGTGTCCGGCAGCGCCACGCCCTTGAAGTCGTCGGCGGTCATCTCCTGAACGATCGTACCGGTGCCCGGGCTGCGGTTGAAGTCGAGGCAAAGGTTAAGCGGGCGGTCGGGGAAGTACGGCGTATCGGGGACCACGTGCAGCGCGTCGCGGAATGCGTAGTACGCCCGGCCCTGGAAGGTCACGAACGACGCGAGGTATTCCTGCTGGTAGCTGAGTTCGTCGAGGTCGTTTTTCGCGCTGGCGATTTCCGAGGCGTCGAGTAGCTCCTCCGATGTCCAGTGGAACCGCGCCCATTCGCCGGTTTCGTCGGCACGCGCCTGCGCGTCGAGGTCGTAGAAGTGATTACGCCCCTCCGGCACGCCGATGAAGTCCATCCACCCGGGACGCCCCATCGTCGAGAGGGCGGGGCGCACGTGATTGGCCCACACGTCGGGCTTCATATTGCCGTACTCGTCGAGGATTCCCCCGTCGATCGGGTCGCCCTCCACACGCTCGGGGCGCTCCATGCCCACGCACGCGATCGTTGTGCCGGTGATGAGCGTGACGGTCGCGGACGTGTGGCTCACCTTGGCGACCGCCTCCTTGGGCAGAAGTGCGAGGATGTCCGCCCAGTAAATACGCCGGGCCTGCTGGTGGGTCGGTGCCGCACAGATGAAGCGACCGGGGAACCTGTAGAACCGCATCGCCGCGAGCACGATACGCCGCTTCGCCACCTCCGTTTTGCCGGACCGACGCCCCGCCGGTACCACGTTAAACCTCGCGGTGCTGCGGGCGTATAGCTGCTGCCCACGGTGTGCGATTAGCTGACCAATCGAAACGTGGCCGCACGCCGCGCACCGGTTGAAGTCGAAGGTGTTAACGCCGCCGCACCCACCGCAGATACGGTCGCGGACGTCCGCACGGATCCCCGCCCACGGGTGGGGCAGGGTGTCGGCCGGTGCGTGCTGTGCCGGAAGGATCACGTGTAGAGAACTCCGGTTGCCCCGTCGGCGGGGTCGCGTGGTGTCGGGCAAACGCAAACGCTGACGGTGCTGCCGTTGCGAAGCTCGGCCATGAACCGCGTCGGGTAGGCGTTCGATATCTGCCCCGATGTCCTGAGCAGGTTGTGCACGCGGTCGAAGGCGTGCCGCCGTGTTCGGCCGTCGCGCGGGACGCAGACCACGTACCGGCCGGGCCTGGTTATCGCCGCCTCGACCAGCAGACAATAAGCCGCGTATGTCTTACCCGCCTGCCGGTGCATCCGATGGCTCCTCGGCCCCCTCCGATTCCTCGGGGGCGTCGGGGGTGTCGGTCAGGGTGGCATCCTCAAGCTCGGCCATACGTCGCCGCATCGCCGCCGCACGCTGCCCGTCGGTTTCGGACCCGAGGCCCTTGTCGGGGATCAGGTCCTGCAGAACGTCGAGGCGTTCCCGCGCGTCGAGTTTCATCTCGATGCTGGTGTCGGTGCTGTCTATAATCTGCTGCCAGAAGTGCAGCGACCGGTTGCGTGCCCGGTCCTTGGGGCTCTGCTTATCGTCGGCGGGGTCGGGCGGTGCCGGTGCCTCGAAGCTGCCGCCATACGTGCCGTTGGTTTTTCCCTCCACCCGATTGAGGAAGATTGACATAAACGCCGGGTTGCCTTTTAGCCCGTGCAGGAGCGACGCCTCCGCCAGGAGGTCGGCGATCGTCATGCCCTCCATCTCGGACGCGGTGAAGCCCGCCACCTTCGCCACCTCCACAAGCCGGGGCGACGTCAGGACAAGCTGCCGGGCCCGCGCCCGCATCGCTTCGCTGATGAGTCGGCCCTTGGGTCGGCCCTTGGGGTTGCCGGACTGGCCGGGCTTCCACCGGTGGGCCTTGAGGTGGTCCGCCCGGTTTTTCGGGGCGTCGCCACCCGGTTGTTCCGAAGGTTGATTTTCTGGTGTGTCTGTCATGGGTGGCCTTCCCTGCCCGATATCGGCATCCTGCCGCCCGCAAGTATAGCCCACGGACGCCCCACCGCGATACCCGGGCCATACGTCGCCGGATATCCGGGCCCCGCAGACGGGCCTCTCCGGCGTCGTCGGGGCCGTGGCGTTTGCCCGCGAAGCCGTGGCGATCGCCATGCCGGGACCGGTGCTGTGAGGTTCTCGGAGGAGTTTTCCAGACTTACCCCCGATTGGGGGCGTG